TTAGCCGTTAAGTTTAACTGCCAGACCTGCGACATATTCCCCTTGATAACGAGCAATAGACAGTTCTTCCTGGCTTGGCTGGCGTGAGCCGTCACCGCCTGCGATGGTGGTTGCGCCGTACGGCGTACCGCCGCGAACCTGTGAAACGTCAAATAATTCCTGCGCTGCGTAGCCAATGGGGACAATTACCATGCCGTGATGCGCAAGGGTCGTCCAGGTTGAAGTAATAGTTTGTTCCTGACCGCCGCCAGTACCGGTGGAACTAAAGACGCTCGCCAGTTTTCCGTATAGTGCGCCGGAAGCCCACAGGCCGCCCGTCTGGTCGAGGAAGGTACGCATTTGACCGGACATGTTGCCAAAGCGGGTAGGTGTACCAAAAATAATGGCGTCGTAATCGGCCAGTTCTTGCGGGGTTGCAACCGGTGCAGTTTGCGTTTTACCGCCTGCTTTTTCAAATAATTGCGGCGGCATGGTTTCCGGTACACGCTTAACGACAACTTCTGCGCCATCGACTTTGCTTGCACCCTCAGCGACTGCGCGTGCCATCGTTTCAACATGACTAAGGATATGGTTTATCATTTTGAAAAATATAATTTTATTTCATCCTCCTGGTCACTTTGGGGCACGTCTGGGGCACGGGCATTAAGGACATTATTCAACATGGCAACCTGAGTCACGCTGCACTCAGGCATCCATGCACCATAAACATTGTAGACCATGCTGGCGCTGGAGTGCCCCATCTGTGATGCAATAAATGTCGGGTTTGCTCCGGCAGATAAAGCCCAGCACGCATAGGTATGGCGTGACTGATACGCTTTACGGGATCGGATACCCGCTCTTTTTATTGCTGAATCCCATGTCGCTCCGATGGAGCTTACCGCGTAGTTAATACCCGCCTTGTGATTCTTGCGAACGATTTGCGGACAGAAAACAAAAGTGCACTCGTGCAAAATTGTTCTTCCGTACTCGCGTAATTGAACAGTGATCTGATGCTGCCTGCTAAGACGAGTAAGCATCGCCTGGTTTTTAAGTGCTTCAATTGCTGGTGCCAGAAGATGTATAACCCGGTTAGTGCCTGCGTCGGTCTTTGGTAGCGTAAAATCACCTATTTTTGTAAAATTTCGTCGCACTGTTATCGTGCCAGCTTTCAGGTCGATATCCTCCCATGCAAGTGCGGCAATTTCACCGTGTCGCATCCCTGTAAAAACAGCCACTGTCCAGAGGTTTTTGGTCTGTTGATGATGGCAGGCATCAATGAGACGGCTAAACTCATCTCTGGTCAGTGGATCCGGCACTGGTTTTGATTTCCTCAGCGGTGTTATTGAATTAAAGGGGTTTTTCTCCAGATACCCGTTTTCGGCGGCAAAGCTGAACATTCCGGCTGTTGTTGTCATGTAATAGTTCACTGTGGGTACGGTTCTTCCTTTTCGGGACGTGCTGGTTTTCCTGCTTCCCTTTTCCCCGGTCAGTAAATCTTTCCTGATAAACAGCAGATCTTCTTTTGTAATCGATGACGCCAGCCTGCCAGGACCAAGCCTCGGTAGCATATTTTTCATCACTGATTGATAACGATTTAAGGCGTTACTACTGATTTCCATTACTTTCAGAGTAAGCCATTTCTGTGCCAGTTCACCGACGGTGATATCTTTTTTTACCAGGCCAAATAGCTTCAGGTTAGGTGAGTCAGGGAATCGATCGGCATAATCAAACGTTCCTGTTCTGATTGCAAAGCAGACCGAAGCCCTTAACTCACCAGCGATCTTTCTGTTTTTCGGTGTATCGGGCACGCGAAGATTTTCGCGCACTCGTTTACCCCTGTACTTAAACGTTATTCGGAGTTTTCCTCCGTGATTTTCAACGCCGGCTGGATAGGCTGAATTCGCCATTGTTCCTCCTGCGTCCAAGAGCACGCTCAGGTTATACTCTTATGGACAAGAATTAAACATCCTGAGATGGTAAGGGTTGGTTTTTGATCCAAGTGTTGATGGTAGGAAGATGATAGAGACATTCGCTGTTTTTCTTTGGCGTTCCGTCGGGGGCGATTTGTTTATATTCTCTGCCGTTCATCCACGCACTGTCCCTGGCGCGTAATATTGTTCCTTTTCTCAGGCCTGTTACAGCCATTAAAAGCTCCAGTGTTACCCATTCATTCGCATTTATCTGTACAACAGGTGTGATGACTGGCTGAATGCCATGGTTATGTTGGTTTACTAACTCGCGCATAAGTTGCCTCTGCATGTGTAAGAAAAAACCGCCCGAAGGCGGTTGTCAGTTGATTGATGTACGGCGCATTTTTCGAAGGCTGGCAATATGCTTTTCCTTCTCAATTTCCGCTTTAATCATATGCAGTTCGTTGTGCTCGATTCGCTCAAATTCTTCATTAAATGCACCAATTGAAGTGGCTCTGGTTCTGCCGTCGAGCCTTCGGTAGATCACCTGAGTCAGAGTTACCTTGCATATTTCTACCGGATAGTTGTTGGCATCAACGAAAGACTGCCCGCGCTGGATCAGGACGAACACTGGTTGTATTCCTTGAGTGCCATATCATAAACACGGCATGCCGAGAGGTGTGTTGTAGTCAACGTCGTTCGTATCCTGAAAAGTCCATGTGTTGTGACGGTAACTTCCGGGGCTTTGAGTTTCACTGCATCAACGATATGCTGATGTTTGCGGCTTTCGAATATAGAGCTGGAGATAACCACACTTGCTGTTAAACCGTAACTTTCAAATGTGATTTTCATGTCATTATCCTCGCAGTTAGCCGGGCAACAAAAATAAATAATGTTGTTCCTGCGAATAACAGGATACCGCCCGTCATTAGAGAAAGGAAAAACAATATTAATGTACGCGGGTTGTTTCTCAAAATATTCTCTCTGTGATTCGCTCACTCTGACAATTCGTTGATCAAGTCACGGTATTTATTCAGTTCTTGCAGCGCCTTACATGCACCCTCCCATCGTTTCTGTTTCCGCCCGGCGCGACGCGCTTCTTTCCGTGATTTACGTAGCAGGTCACCTATAATGTTGTGCTGCACTGGCTGCACTGGCTGCACTGAGGCGATATTTGGTTTTTTGTCCACTTCCCTTGCAACTGCCTGCCAGATGTCATTTTTTACAGTTACTACCCCCTGGTTTTTTAACTTCCATAGAGTGTCAATAACGTCATTCAAATCAATATTGAGACCTTTAGAAATACTTTCGGCTGATGCTTTTCCTAATTTGTTCAATTCTGTGAGCACTGCGTTCATTTTTTTCTCCTGATATTTTAATGTCGGTGGGGCTGTTATACGGTTGGTGAGGTGTCAGCTTCTTCTACCAGCTTTTCCAGTTCATCCAGCTTGCGGGAAAGAATTTCACCAAACAGATGAAGTTCTGCATCTGCTGTAATCGGGATTGGAACAAATCGTATTCCACTTCTGGCAAGTTGCAGGTTAGCCACGGTTAACCTCCTGCGGCGGTTCCGGTAGCGGCATCCAGTGTGTGGCCTGTTCAATACCATTACCATCAATACCATTACCAGGCGCAACCGTTATCTGCCCACGCCGAAAGGTGCTTCCTGTATAGCGTGCGGAGCATATTAGCGGTTCAACCAGAGATCTATCGAAATTCACCGAAATAAGCACATTCTGGTTCTTTTCAGGCATTCGCTCACTACAGCTTATCCAACCATCCGGAGTTACCGTAGAGTTGCCCGATAGTGCATTCTGCTCCAGTGATGCTTTTACAAACCACGCTGCCTGAACTATAACGCCATGAATCCAGCGCAAATCAGCATCGCGATCTTTCTTTTTCATCTTTTCGCCACTTAAGGCCTTGCTTATGTGGCTGCGTACCAGGTCTTCATGTAATTCCTTCGCCTCCTCAATGGTGAAACCACCAGGCAGAAGAGCCGGAGTTACCGGAGAGCTGGTTGACGCTTCCGGGATTTTCCGAAAATTATTGGTTGACGAATCTTTATTTTCCCGAAAGTTTCCGGACTGAAGCATGGCTTCGCGGCAATCGTTCCAGCCTGTAGCGTATGCAGCCGCTTTGCTGCTGCCTTCAACTGGCGCATCCTGCCAATACATTTCTTCCGGCACTATCGGCGCTGGAGGGGCGGCAAATAGATATCCGCCAAAGTCAGGAAGCTCTCTAATGGCCTGTACGAATTTTTGTTTGCCTACGTCAACCCCTAATGGGTAATGAGCTATAATCTTTGCCACCGGCTCTGCTTCCAGCGATGCCAGCGCAATCCGTGCCAGCTCTTCCGCTTCTTCTGCTGGAAGCACAACGTTGCTACCCGGTCCGTATGTTTCGCGCCAATGCTGGATTGTCAGCAGTCGCTCTTTGGTAATAGTGATCATGCCGCGTTTCCTTCTTTCTTATTAACAATTACACCGTCATATATTTCATTAAGGTGCCCTCTCAACTCCATGCGCCTTAATGCAGATAACATGTAATCGCATTCAACCTGCTTATTTCCAGTAAATGGCTTATCGTCAGGATTACCCCAACAGCAATTACCCTTGGGCCACCCATGTACTTTCCGTACTCTTCCGTTAACAACGTGAAGTAATCCCCAGCCGGGAGGTAAATCCTCAACTGAAATAATTCCCGGCTCACTAATAAAGAATCGCCAGTCGCCCATGCCAAGTGAGGGATTTTTACGGAAACGCTTATTTCTATCTGCCAACAAGTCAGCACGAGAACACTTCGCCTCTATCAGGCATGATGCTGAATTTCTGAACCCCATAGCATCTGGCTGTTCTCCGGTACTGGTTACAGCTATAAAGCGGTCATGAAAACAAACCTTGAACCCGTTGCGCTTAAGGAACTTGTACGCAATCTGACAGAGTTCGCGGTGTGTTAACGCCATATCACTCTCCTTTAGTGCGCAAATGTTTTTTCCAGCGGTTTTGCGCCGCGCTGCGCTTATCTTTGACTCCCTCTCTGGCAATTCCAGAAAATGAGAACAACACCACACGGCGATTGCTAACTCTCAACCACTGGCTGGGGTAGCAAAGTCTGTATACACGGGAAATTAGCATCTTGGCTTTACGATTGTTGGTTGCCATATCGTTCATCCTTTGATGTCTGTATTTACAGCCTGGCAAGCCTCTTCGAGCACCCAGTCAACAGCGTCTTTCCACGCACCAGTCCCAACTGGCGGATTCTCATTTTTTACCTGCTCATAAAAACGCACCGCTTTAACCAGTCCTTCAGGCACTACCGGCGCTGGTAAGGCAGCGTGACAGTAGAGTGGCATAGTTTTGTACAGTGGTTCGCCAGGACTTCCGTCAACCTGATTCCATTCTTCAACCCAGGCATCAACAACCGCTTTGCTGGTTGATACATGTTCTTCTGAATCTACATTTTGTCCTGATATACAGAACATAACTGGCTCTGCTGCCAGTGATGCCAGCGCAATCCGTGCCAGCTCTTCCGCTTCTTCTGCTGGAAGCACAACGTTGCTACCCGGTCCGTATGTTTCGCGCCAATGCTGGATTGTCAGCAGTCGATCTTTGGTAAAAGTGGTCATAGCTATTTCACCTTAATCTCAACATTTCGCAGCTTTAGCTCTACTGGCAGGTCTGACTTTCCTGTTAATGCTAATGCGAGATTTTCTGGAGTAGTGAGAACAGTTATTGTTTTCCCCCTCGCCAGACGAATAATCATGTGTATCTCGCTATCGTCACATGCTCCTGGTCGAACAATTGAGATTTGTCCGTTCATCTCACTCTCCTTTGATGCGAATGCCAGTAGCGCGGATTGCATCGATGACTTCAGAAACTTTGTATGCCATTACCGTTTGGTAATCATCGTGAAAATCTGTTCGATGAAGCATGCTGCTACGTTCCGGGAGCAGTATTTCCCGCGCTTCCAGTTCTGCAATGCGCTTTTTTGCTGCTTCCAGTTCATCCAGTAATTCCAGCACGGTAGCCGGATTAGCCTTGGCAACAAAATCCCGGACTGGCTTACAATCAATCTCCGCAATGGGTTGATACGATGTGTAGCCATGCTGTCTTGTATAACTACCGTGACGAATAACGAAAAAATCACCATTTATTTTTTTAGCCTGCCACTTATCTTCACCGGCTTTCTCTGCCGCTTCACGCAGTGCCTGATAGTCAATCTTGCTCACTGGTTGCCTCCTTTGCGAAGCCGTTCCGCCCATTCTTCAAGGGATTTCTCTGCATATTCACCGGACAGGCCATCAATCGGATGCGATTCATTAGCTAACTCTTCTTTTGCTGACAGAATCATGCGCGTAACGTCGAAAACTTCACGTAAAGACTTATTGATAAATCCGTGGTTGAAAGCAGCAGCAAGACGGCTTGCGGTATAGTTAATCCCCTCGTTGCGAGCCTCCGCACGAATTTCAGCCAGAAAAGCATCGGTGGCTGGCATATTTCCTGTTGCCTTCATGGCCTCCAAAATAACCAGAACGCCATCTCGCCCAACCACCTCAGCGATAACCTCGGTGTTGTCGCCAACAACATCGCATAATGCCTGAACTGCCTTACGAGCCAGCTCATTCTCCGCCGCAAGCGCCGAAAACTTCTCGTGTGCCAACTTAACAGCCGAATCAGCCTGCTTAATTGACTCAATCGCTTTCTGCTGGTCTTCGGACAGAGCCGAAATCTTGGCCTCCGCTTCAGCAAATTTACGCACAAGATATTCAGCGTTTGTTTCGTTAACCTTTAAATCACATGGGATGCATTTACCTTTCAGAAATCCATCCATCTCAATTAGTGTCATTTGTTTCATTTCTTCCCACTCCGCCACATCGCATTCAGATATTTGTTATCATTAACAGAGCAGAAACTCTTTCGCTTAAGCAATTCCTCTCTCGATGGCATTGGCTTTACGCGTTGGCGAATAATCATTTCTGCCGGAAGAATGCCGGGATTGTATGCAAGTCCTCTCATGGTAAATTCCTCAGTTATTACTGATAGCGCCATAGCGTGAGCGGTAATTACGCAGGCGCGGGTCGATATATTCAGGGAATTTGTCTATTGTCGCTTTTCGCAACGGTCTCATTGCTGTTTCGTTTGTTCGGTCCTTCTCCTGTTTTAGCGCGAGTTGTATATCGCGTCGGTACATCCGTTCTGCTTTTGTTTCTGGTGTCAGAGCAAGAAACGCGTCGAAATTGTTTTTGATATTTCCCAGCACCTCCGCCTTGGAGCTACCGGAGCAGTTGCGCGGGTCATCCGCACCATACAGAGGCGCTGGCATAATGGGAGCCTTATTTTCAGTAATCAGAAAGGAGGGTAATCGTTCTGGCTGTAACCATAATCATCTGCATGATTATGGCTTACGTTTTTAGAGCGATTGTCTTTATCTTTGAGGCTGGCAACCATGTTGGCGATAGTTTCTGGTTGCTTGCCTTCTGCCTTTTCTTTAAGGGTTTGACCTGTTTGTGCAATAAACGGGATGCGTATTTCCATCTGGTAGCTGTCTGCGCCAGTCTTTTTGTTTGTGGTTAATACTTTCTGGAGCACTAACCCGATTTTCTTTCCATGAAATTCAGGTGCAACAAATTTACTGGCGGAAACCATATGTTGCGTTAATTGTCCAATCCCGGCACACCCCATCATGGCGTGAACGACATTTGCGCCAAATTTGTTTTCCGTGCCGTCATTTTTCTGAACACAGACGCTAAGATACTGGATTTTACGTCCGTCGTCGGATTCTCCAGAAAACTCAATAAATTTGGCTCCTTTTTCTGATTGCTTGAGTTCTGCTTCAGTAATGGTAATTATGTAAGCGCCAGTTTCGTTAATAAAACCACCTTGCCCTGCGGTCAGTGCTGCTTCTTCGTTATAAGTAAAAATTACGTTGCTCATGCGGCGTTTTCCTTAATTTGATGAACATTATTGATGCCGTAGTAATCACAAACAGTGGCATCGACGAAAGAGAGATCGTTATCAATCTCATTGGAATCAAACATTCCCATTGGGGATTTAACAGTGTCTGCACCGTTGTTTTTCGTGGTGAAAAAGAACTGGTCATCGCGGGTAAGAGTGCGAAGAACTATAGTAAACATGCCTTCGACAGTGATTTTCTCGTCCAGCATTTTGCCGATAGTCTTCATTTTCACGCGCCCCATAGGGGTTTCTTCGGTGTGCGCAAGAAAATAGACTCTCAGGTCATCAGGCGCATCCTGTGCAGCCTTAATGACCTCCCATGCGTGGCGGCCTATCTCAGTAAATTTATCAAACGATTTTTCTTCTGAGCGGCGCATAAACTCATTGCTCATCACATACTGGAAGTCATCAACAATAACGATTCTTTTTCCGTATTCGTGAGCACGCTTAATTACAGCAACTATTACGTCCCATTTGTCAGTGGTAACTACGGTTCCTTTTTTTGCTCTGGCATCCCATGCAAGCCAGTTTTTTGATTTAAATGGTAGCGGCTTGCCTATTGGTTTTATAAGTATTGCTTCCTCTGGATTGATATTTCTCATGCTGGTTGATTTTCCGGTGCCAGACTCACCGAGTATTAATATCGCAGTTCCCATAATTCACCTCAGAATGGTAATTCGGATGGGGAGGAAAGAAATTCGCGCTCATTCATGCGCTCTCTTTGTGCCTGCCATAAGCAAAGTTGTTTCTTTGATTTATCTCCCGCTTTACGCCAGTAACGAGCCTCAGCAATGTGATACTCTCTTTTTAATCGACTTAACTCTGGGGTTTTCGCCAGTTCTACCGGAATCATTTTGACCTCCATTTTCTGTAGGCTTCTACGGCTTCACGAAACATCTTTTCATCGCCAATAAAAGTGGCGATAGTGAATTTAGTCTGGATAGCCATAAGTGTTTTATCCATTTTTGGGAACTCCTGGCTGATTAAGTACGTCGATGAGTCGCTTCCATCCGTCACGTAATTTACGGGTGATTCGTTCAAGTAAAGATTCGGAAGGGCAGCCAGCAACAGGCCACCCTGCAATGGCATATTGCATGGTGTGCTCCTTATTTATACATAACGAAAAACGCCTCGAGTGAAGCGTTATTGGTATGCATATAAAAAGGCCCTCACGCACTGGAGGGCAAAGAAGATTTCCAATAATCAGAACAAGTCGGCTCCTGTTTAGTTACGAGCGACATTGCTCCGTGTATTCACTCGTTGGAATGAATACACAGTGCTTATTCGTACTAATAAAATACCCAATTTTCTGTTTCTTGGTTGTGTCCAAAGTTATATTCAATATCTGGTGTTGATGTATCAATATTTTTCATCCCATCAACAAGAGTTGATACAACAGCCAAATCTTGTTTTATTCTCATTAAATGGTATTTCTTCCGGCGCAATAAACTTTCAATAGCAAGTTTCTTCGTTGGGAATGCAAAAGATCTTTCTGCATTTTTTGCTACTTTCTTAATTGCATATCTATTTCTCCTTTGTTTCCATTCCTGTAACCACTGATTTGGTGCTGGTTTAAAATTAACAATCCAATGCGCAGGAACCAACCATGCATAATGCTCTGTCTGATGAAAAGCTATATATTGAAGTGCGAATATTTTTATCCCATCTTCTTCAACTGTCGCCTGGAATCTCCAGAAAACAGGCATTCCATCATGTTCAGTTTCTGATTCAGGAAAAGGTACGCTCCATGATTTTGTCATATCTCACCTCAAATAAGTGGTTTGCTGCCTAATTTCATTTTCTGGCGACCAACACAAGTCACCTCGCCGTCAGTTGTTTTGATTTCCGGTAGCCTGCCGCGTAAATGGCTACGTTTGGAAGACATACACCAGTTTCTGGTTGCTTATGTCCAAACTCATTCGCGTACACAATGGCCGCTCGCTCCAGATTGCGTCTGTATTCTTTCTGTTGCCAGATCACGTCCTGTGCCATGAACTTAATTGGCTTAGCGTCTTCTATGCGCTCAGGCGTTTCGTGAGTACCTTTAGCCTGAATCTGCGCTCTGCTTAGAGTAGGGCGGTGTAATACTTCTGAACTTATTGCTTCTTCGCGGGCCAGTACGCCGTTAGCTAATGCCTTTGCCTTTAAACGCTCACGACGACGAGAACGTGAATTGCCTTTGAACTGAGTTCTGCGTGTCATATAGACCTCCTGATGAACTTTGGTGGTGTGGTAGGTGGGAGACCCATTTCGACCTGTTTCGGCCTACTTCAATTCGGCAATAGTCCCGCAGGCCTCGCCGCTTTACGTGCGACATATTCCCGTCCATGAACCCTTCACCACACCCCAAAGTTCACTTTGGTTATTGCGCTTTGTCAGCGCCGTAGATTCATATTCGAATCGTTGTATATTCACCGCCCTGGTGAGTAATGCGTCCTGCTGATGGGTGAACTTTATCGGAGTGATAAATTAATGGCAATAGCAAAATGATAAATTCTCTTGGTTTTCAAATATCGTATTGATTCTTATGGTGTTTTATTTTGTTGTAGGAATTCGACAGGATAAATAAAGAGATTTGAGGGAGATCTGGATTGCGTTGTTTAGCAAGTTGTATCTATTTATTTTTCAACAAATACAATTGGTTATGTGTTTTTAGGTGTGGGGATCGTGAGGCAAAGAAAACCCGGCGCTGAGGCCGGGTGGGGAATTTCACTTATTACTGTTCGTTTCCATGGGATTGGCCAAGAAATCAAAATAAGGCAGAGTGAACCTACCAAGGTTTGACATGAGGATAATTTGCTCGGCATATGTTTTTATATAGGGATATGCCATATTGGGAGCAATGGACCTTACCTCATATGATTTTGCCATTTCATGAGAAAAATCATCTTCTGACCGGAAGTCAAAGTCGTATGTGATGTCCATCTCAAGCCTGCCTTCAATAGTTACGGAGGCAAAATATCTCACTCTAAATAGCTTTGAATCCTTCACATTAGTGTAAAGTTCATTATTTAGATTAACGGTTGTTTTTATGGCTTTTTTTGCTGTTGAATCGCCTTCTAGCCGTGTCATAACCAAGCGTTCAACTTTTTTGCTAATGAGTTCAATTTTCATGGTAATAATAAGTAATTTCCGTCAGAAGTCATTTCGTCATTCAGGTTGCTAGCCGCTGTGAAACTTGATGACAAGTTACTTATCAAAGAAAAAACATTCCGTTTTTCTTTGCATTTGCCATTACCCCTTACTGCGCTGAACAACATTTTTGAAAAGTAAGATTCTGTAGCCTTTTCAGCGAAATAAGCAGAAGGTGATGTGACGGCTGACTCACACCGAGCAATGACGCTAGTCATGGCTGTTTCTTCTTCCTCTGCGTCAACTAGGCTCCATTCAATTGCGCTCATATCTTGAATTAAGATATCTGCAGGAATTCCAAGTCCGTCATGTAGTCTACGGATCATTGAAAGACTTAATGGACGCTTACGATTTAAGACCTCAGATACTTTAGATGCTGAGCCAATGTATTGTTTCATATCGGCATAAGAGAGGCCTTGTTGATCCATACGGAACTTGATTGCTTCTATGGGATCTGGCTTGTCCATAGGGAACTCGCGTGACTCATAGTGCTCGATAAGCAAGCCTAGTAGTTCAAACTCATCAAAATCTTCAGTTCCAGGTTGTAAATCACTAGACGCAAGTTCAATGAGCCTTTCCATAGCTGCAGCATGCTCTTCACTATTTTTAATGATGCGCCAGCTAGTTCGATTCATTTAAGCCTCCACTTGTCGTACTCTGCATGAGTTCCAACTCTTTCAACTATGACCATTCCTGCCTGGTAAACAACTTGGACAACGAGCCGATAGTTATTGCCTTTTATATTAAAAATTACCCTGTTGTTAGGAAGGAAGTCGGCAGAATTAAATCTATTCCGTATGTCTTGAGTCGTTTTCCAGTTTTCTCTTATCACTTCATCATACCAAGAGTCTAAAGCCCCCTTGGCCTGATTGTGCTTCCGGCTAAAACTGTGAAGCTTCTCTACGTTTAAGACCTTCATAATCCGATTTTGTTCCCTCTTTGGGAATTATAGATTCATTTCCCATAAAGGGAATCTGTATTTTTATCCAGAAATGCTATGTACATCACCCAAACGTCTCTTCAGGCCACTGGTTACCAGCTATGTGACGATGAAGTCACGAACTTTTCAGCCACTCCCTTGCCTCGATGTCATCCAGATGGCGAGATTGCTTCAGAATACCAGCCACATACTCCACCTTTGCTACTTGATGATAAGGCAACGTTATTGGCCTGTGGTCCTGGTTGATGCTTGTAAATTGGTATTCTCCGTCTCTGTCATAGCCAAGAACTTTGATCATGTTGTGTCCTTCAACAGTTCTGACAAACACCTCATCACCCGGGAATACTTTGGTGTTAGGCTCAATGAGTACATATTCTCCTGATTTTATTCTGGGCCACATGCTGTCTCCTTTCACACGAAGACCAAAGGCATCTGGATCATCGCTATAAATTTTGAGCCACCCATCGCGCTCTTCGGTCATCTCGATGGCACCATCAACACCAAGAATTGCCTCACCAACCACGCGCACTAACCCTTTTCTTACCTGACCGACAAAAGTTAAAGAATCTGAGCATGATGCAATTGGTGTTACATCATGTACCAAATCAAGCCACCCATTAGGTAACCCAAGCGCGGCTTCAAATTTTCTTGCTAGTTTATCCCCTATGTTTCGAGTGCTTTTTTCACCGGAGACTTGCGTGAGTTGAGAAGGGCTAACCCCAAGCTTATCGGCAAAGCTTGCATTAGTGTTACCCGCGATTTTTTTATGCTCATCTAGCAAAAACGCCAGATTCGATTTGCGAATATCTTTGTTTTCCATCTCACAATTTTCCCTCTATTTAGCAAATGGATAAATACGCAATATGATAAATTTACATTGCGGATGATTTATCAAAATGGTAAAGTTGTTCTGTGTGATAAACGGAGGCACTAATGAGTAATGAACTACTACGCTGGCGAAAAGAGGCTTCTAGTGAGGAATGGAAGCGACTCGCCGCATTAGCGAAAACTTCAGTTGGCTATCTTGACCAGATTGCATATGGATTTCGAAGAGCTTCCCCTGATAAAGCGAATGCAATCGAAGAAGCTACTCGTAATTTCACGGGTTATAAACCTGTGAAAAAGGAAAACCTAGTGTTCGTATCGCGTAGAGCATCGGCTGCATAAGTAACACCGCTATTTTCACAATGGACATTCGTCCTACGTCGCTGACAAAGCGAGTCCCAATATATCTGACCAACTAAGGCCACATGCGTTTCCACGCATACCTTTCAACTAACTATTCACTATTGGAAATCTTAAGAAATGGAACAAACAAGTTACAGCAAACTATCACAGCGAGAAATTGATCGCGCTGAAACTGATTTACTCATCAACCTGTCAACGCTTACCCAGCGCGGTCTGGCAAAGATGATTGGCTGTCATGAATCGAAGATAAGCAGAACGGACTGGAGATTTATTGCTTCGGTCTTGTGTGCTTTCGGAATGGCATCAGACATCAGTCCGATTAGTAGGGCTTTTAAGTATGCGCTTGATGGAATCACAAAGAAAAAATCCCCGGTGGCCGCCGGGGACTCTAAGCAAATTGATATGCAATTCTGAGGGAATTACTGGATCAATCCACAGGAGTCATTATGACAAATACAGCAAAAATACTCAACTTCGGCAGAGGTAACTTTGCCGAACAGGAGCGTAATGTGGCAGATCTCGATGATGGTTACGCCAGACTATCAAATATGCTGATTGAGGCTTATTCAGGCGCAGATCTGACCAAGCGACAGTTTAAAGTGCTGCTTGCCATTCTGCGTAAAACCTATGGGTGGAATAAACCAATGGACAGAATCACCGATTCTCAACTTAGCGAGATTACAAAGTTACCTGTCAAACGGTGCAATGAAGCCAAGTTAGAACTCGTCAGAATGAATATTATCAAGCAGCAAGGCGGCATGTTTGGACCAAATAAAAACATCTCAGAATGGTGCATCCCTCAAAACGAGGGAGGTTCCCCTAAAATGAGGGACATCCCTCAAAACGAGGGAAAATCCCCTAAAACGAGGGATAAAACATCCCTCAAATTAGGGGATTGCTATCCCTCAAAACAGGGGGACACAAAAGACACTATTACAAAAGAAAAAAGAAAAGATTATTCGTCCGAGAATTCTGGCGAATCCTCTGACCAGCCAGAAAACGATCTTTCTGTGGTTAAACCGGATGCTGCAATTCAGAGCGGCAGCAAGTGGGGAACAGCAGAAGACCTGACCGCCGCAGAGTGGATGTTTGACATGGTGAAGACCATCGCACCATCAGCCAGAAAACCGAATTTTGCAGGGTGGGCTAACGATATCCGCCTGATGCGTGAACGTGACGGACGTAACCACCGCGACATGTGCGTGCTGTTCCGCTGGGCATGCCAGGACAACTTCTGGTCCGGTAACGTGCTAAGTCCGGCCAAACTCCGCGACAAGTGGACCCAACTCGAAATCAACCGTAACAAGCAACAGGCTGGCGTGACAGCTGGAAAACCAAAACTCGACCTGACAAACACTGACTGGATTTACGGGGTGGATTTATGAAAAACATCGCCGCACAGATGGTTAACTTTGACCGTGAGCAGATGCGTCGGATCACCAACAACATGCCGGAACAGTACGACGAAAAGCCGCAGGTACAACAGGTAGCGCAGATCATCAACGGTGTGTTCAGCCAGTTACTGGCAACTTTCCCGGCGAGTCTGGCTAACCGGGACCAGAACGAACTGAATGAAATCCGCCGCCAGTGGGTTCTGGCTTTCCGGGAAAACGGGATCACCTCGATGGAACAGGTTAACGCAGGAATGCGCGTAGCCCGTCGGCAGAATCGACCATTTCTTCCATCACCCGGGCAGTTTGTTGCATGGTGCCGGGAAGAAGCATCCGTTATCGCCGGACTGCCAAACGTCAGCGAGCTGGTTGATATGGTTTACGAGTATTGCCGGAAGCGTGGCCTGTATCCGGATGCAGAGTCTTATCCGTGGAAATCAAACGCGCACTACTGGCTGGTTACCAACCTGTACCAGAACATGCGGGCCAATGCGCTGACTGACGCGGAATTACGGCGCAAGGCTGCCGATGAACTGACCTGTATGACAGCACGAATTAACCGTGGTGAGACGATACCTGAACCAGTAAAACAACTTCCTGTCATGGGCGGCAGACCTCTAAATCGAGCACAGGCTCTGGCGAAGATCGCAGAAATTAAAGCTAAGTTCGGACTGAAAGGAGCAAGTGTATGACGGGCAAAGAGGCAATTATTCATTACCTCGGGACGCATAAGAACTTCTGTGCACAGGACGTTTCCGCGGTAACAGGCGCAACCGTAACCAGCATAAATCAGGCTGCGGCTAAAATGGCGCGGGCAGGAATCCTGGTCATTGATGGTAAGGTCTGGCGAACGGTGTATTACCGGTTTGCTACCAGGGAAGAACGGGAAGGAAAGATGAGCACGAACCTGATTTTTAAGGAGTGTCGCCAGAGTGCAGCGATGAAACGGGTATTGGCGGTATATGGAGTTAAAAGATGACCATCTACATCACTGAGCTAATAACAGGCCTGCTGGTAATCGCAGGCCTTTTTATTTGGGGGAGAGGGAAGTGAACGATAGCTACCGACAGTTTGAAAACTGGTGGTCAAAAGACAAAAGCCAGTTCACGGGAGACGATGAATTAAAAGAGTTTGCCTGGGTGATATGGCAGGCATCGCGCTCTGCTATTGAACTGGATATCGACTGGCCCGAATCGAATGACGACTTTTGGAAAGATGGTGAAGAAGGTGCTTATGCGATGGGTTATGAGGATGGGCGTGACAAAACGGTAATTGCAGTAATGAAAGCCATCAGGGCCGCAGGAATCAAAGAAAAGAATTTCGATTAAGCAAATATCACTTCAATAAATCGCTTTTAAGGCATCACAATCGCTCTGTAGCGAGGTAAACGCGTGCAAGGCATGCCAATAAGCAGCGAGAATGAAAAATGCGTCAGAATGCGTTTGAGGAGGTTTTAAGAAATGAGTACGATAGCTGAGCTTGTCAGGGCTAATTTTCGTGAAGAGTTGGTGCGTTGGTATCGGTATCGTTCATCGTCCAGTTTGCCGCTTGATGAGTTGTATGAGCATTCACCTGCCGCACGACGCTATCCGCGTGACCGTGTTCTTCGACGGTTGTTCAAACTCAACAATGAGTTTCAGCGCAACAGAATTATCCGGAGTCTGGATTTAAAGTGAAGGAGTGAGCATGAGCGACCTATCATTAACCCAGCCAAAGCTAAAAGAATGTCCGTTTTGCGGCGGTAATGCTCGTCTGTGGGTTGAGGCCGGAATAAATATTGATGTGTGGGGCTATGCAGAATGTGACCTCTGTGAAGCCAGGGGGGCATGGGCACCATCAGTTGCTGCGGCGGCTGAAAAATGGAACCGGAGAGCAGGAGATGAAGCAAACCTTTCTGCTTCGCAACGAAGCAATCAGAAATAACGCCATAGACGCCATTCTCTCACTACCCATCGACGACAAGTCACCCCACGAAGTCCACGTTAAAGAACCCAAGCGCAGCAAAGCGCAGAATGACCGTATGTGGCCGATGCTGAACGATGTTTCGCGTCAGGTGCTATGGCATGGTCAACGGCTGGCGCCGGAAGACTGGAAAGACCTGTTCACTGCCCTGTGGCTTAAGACCAAAAAACTGGAGCAACGAAGTGTGCCTGGTATCGACGGTGGCGTTGTCATGCTTGGCGTGCGTACCAGCAAAATGCGGAAGGCCAGCATGACTGAGCTTATCGAAATCATGTTCTGGTTCGGCTCAGAGCGCAACGTGCGGTGGAGTGATGACTCCCGGCGAGAGTATGAATGGTCACAACGAAAAGGTAGGGCTGCATGACTATCAAATCAAATACGCCAGCACACGACAAGGACTGCTGGCAAACGCCGCTTTGGCTTTTTGATGCACTGGATATTGAGTTTGGATTCTGGCTGGATTCGGCAGCGAGCGACAAAAATGCTCTGTGCGCTCACTGGCTAACTGAGGCCGACGACGCGCTCAATTCTGAGTGGGTAAGCCACGGTGCAATCTGGAATAACCCACCGTACAGCAATATCAGGCCGTGGGTGGAAAAAGCCGCTGAGCAGTGCATACAACAGCGACAGACGGTAGTTATGCTTGTGCCAGAGGATATGTCAGTCGGATGGTTCAGCAAGGCTCTGGAGAGTGTTGACGAAGTTCGCATCATCACTGATGGACGGATTAATTTTATCGAACCATCGACAGGGCTGGAGAAGAAGGGAAACAGCAAAGGCTCCATGCTGCTGATTTGGCGACCGTTCATCAGTCCTCGACGAATGTTTACTACTGTATCCAAAGCGGCATTGATGGCGATCGGGCAGGGCGTCAGGAGGGCGGCATGAGGCGACAGCGACGAAGTATCACCGACATCATCTGCGAAAACTGCAAATACCTTCCAACGAAACGCTCCAGAAATAAACGCAAGCCAATCCCAAAAGAATCTGACGTAAAAACCTTCAATTACACGGCTCACCTGTGGGATATCCGGTGGCTAAGACATCGTGCGAGGAAAACAAGGTGATTGACGCGATGATTTATTCGGGGCTATATTCCTCACGCGCCAGCAAAATCTGGCGTCGGGATTGGCGTCCTGGATAGAGACCGCGACAGATACACGCCGCGAGCGTGTTTTTTATTGTCGTATGCACGCGCACATCTGAATTATGGTGGGCTGTGTGGGGGCGGAGAGATCCGCGCCGGTCGGTTTCCCGGTTACGCCAACCCTGCACAGTTCACCACCAGACGATTGGCGTCGTCGGTGGTGAGTTATTAAGAAACCACCAGAGGGCGTCATTATGACAACTCAAATTTCTGTTGAAACTCTCTCCCCGATCACCCATAACCAGATTCCTGTTATTACCACCGAACTTTTGGCGCAGCTTTACGGCACTGAGCCGGTGCGTATTCGCCAGAATCATCATGAGAACAAAGTACGCTTCGTTGAAGGGAAACACTTTTTCAAAGTTGTTGGTAATGACCTTAAAGAATTGCGGGTAGCTTTAAACTACTCACAAAATTTGCGGGTTACTTTAAGTAACTCACAAAATTTGCAACCATCTTTAAGAGGGTTACAAATTTCCCCGAAAGCCCGCTCCCTCATACTCTGGACAGAACGAGGCGCAGCCCGTCACGCAAAAATGCTCGAAACTGATCAGGCGTGGGATGTGTTCGAAAAACTGGAAGACTGCTATTTCAGCCAGTGCGAGAAAAATACTGGCAAACAAGAGAAGAAGCTCAACGGGCTTTCCGCAAAAGAAACAGACAGCCTTGTATGGCTGTGGGATTATGCCAACCGCTCACAGGCATTGTTCCGTGAGTTGTATCCCGCATTAAAACTGATTCAGTCTGGCTATTCCGGCATATGCCACGACTACGGCTATGAGTTCTCGTATATCATCGGGAGGGCGAGGGGCGTTTTAATTAATCACACGCGGGATATAGATATTTATGAGCCTGACGGGCCGACGAACCTTCTGGCATGGGAAAGGCTTAAGAACAAAGAGTTGCCGCCTTCACTGCATCGCTACTGACAATTGACAACTTAACAAACCCAGCTTCGGCTGGGTTTTTTATTGCTGAATTTTCAATGTGAGAGGACATGACAATGAATGAGCTGATAAATAGCAATGCCATCAAAATGACAAGCATTGAAATCGCTGAGTTGGTGGGAAGCCGTCATGACAAGGTGAAACAATCCATTGAACGACTGGCGGTTCGAGGTGTGATCCGAAATCCCCCAATGGTGGTTTTCGAAAAAATCAATAACTTAGGATTACTTCGTGGCGTAGAGGCTTACGTTTTTGAGGGCGAACAAGGTAAGCGCGACAGCATTATTGTCGTTGCCCAGTTGTCGCCGGAATTCACCGCTCGCCTTGTTGACCGCTGGCGAGAACTCGAAGGGGCAACCGCGAAAATACCACAAACCTTTTCTGAGGCATTGCGCCTTGCGGCCGACCTTGAAGACCAGAAGGCTGAACTGGAGAAACAGCTTGCTCTCGCAGCACCTAAAGTTGAGTTTGCCGATCGCGTTGGCGAGGCCAGCGGAATTTTGATTGGAAACTTTGCAAAGGTTGTTGGTATTGGTCCAAACAAACTGTTTGCGTGGATGCGCGATCACAAAATCCTTATTGCTTCAGGCTCCCGGCGCAATGTGCCAATGCAGGAATATATGGATCGTGGCTATTTCACAGTGAAAGAAACAGCGGTCAATACAAATCACGGAATACAGATATCGTTCACCACAAAAATCACCGGGCGTGGTCAACAGTGGCTGACCAGAAAGCTGCTCGATAACGGAATGCTGAAAGTAACAAGGGAGGCTGCTTAATGGCTAAACCAGCGCGAAGGAAATGCAAAATATGCAAGGAATGGTTTCACCCGGCATTCTCAAATCAGTGGTGGTGCTGCCCGGAACACGGAACTCAATTAGCACTCGAACGACGAAGTAAAGAACGCGAAAAAGCGGAAAAAGCAGCAGAGAAGAAACGACGACGAGAGGAGCAGAAACAGAAAGATAAACTGAAGATTCGAAAACTCGCCTTAAAGCCCCGCAGTTACTGGATTAAACAAGCCCAACAAGCCGTAAACGCCTTCATCAGAGAAAGAGACCGCGACTTACCATGTATCTCGTGCGGAACGCTCACGTCTGCTCAGTGGGATGCCGGACATTACCGGACAACTGCTGCGACACCTCAACTCCGATTTGATGAACGCAATATTCACAAGCAATGCGTGGTGTGCAACCAGCACAAAAGCGGAAATCTCGTTCCGTATCGCGTCGAACTGATTAACCGCATCGGGCAGGAAGCAGTAGACGAAATCGAATCGAACCATAACCGCCATCGCTGGACTGTCGAAGAATGCAGGGCGATCAAGGCGAAGTATCAGCAGAAACTTAAAGACCTGCGAAACAGCAGAAGTGAGGCCGCATGACGTTCACAGTAAAAACCATTCCTGACATGCTCCTTGAGGCATATGGAAATCAGACCGAGGTAGCCCGAATACTGAACTGCAATCGTGCCACAGTCAGAAAATACATTGGCGATAAAGAAGGGAAAAAGCACGCCGTCGTCAATGGCGTCCTTATGGTTCATCGCGGATGGGGTAAAGATACTGATGCGTGATATCCGGCAGGTTCTTGAGCGCTGGGGGGCATGGGCGGCAAATAACCATGAGGATGTTACATGGTCGCCCATTGCTGCCGGATTTAAGGGACTGATCCCCGAAAAAGTAAAATCACGTCCACAGTGTTGTGACGATGACGCGATGATTATATGCGGGTGTATGGCTCGCCTTAACAGGAACAACAGCGATCTGCATGACTTGCTGGTTGATTATTACGTGTTGGGGGAGACGTTCATGGCGCTGGCACGGAAACATGGGTGCTCTGACACCTGTATAGGTAAACGCCTTCACAAAGCGGAGGGGATTGTTGAAGGCATGCTGATGATGCTGGGAGTGAGGCTTGAGATGGATCGGTATGTTGAGCGTGAATTGCCGGGAGGGAGAACCTCTGTATTTTATCAGCGAAAAAATAGTTTACGATCGTAAAAATCTGCATATCATGATAAGAGTGGTTACATTGCCACGCTGCTTAACCCGCCGATGCGCGGGTTTTTTTGTACCCAGAATCCTGTGAGCTATACGGAAAGTACACAGAAAGGAAGGTGCGACCACAATTAATAACAAAATCTTAAAAATTGCACATGGCACTATTAGTTTTCTAAATATTGTGTATTTTTTGTATTGCAGGATGACCCTGTAACGAAGTTTGCGTAACAGCATTTTGCTCTACGAGTTTGCCAGCCTCCCCCAGTGGCTGGCTTTTTTATGTCCGTAACATCCTGTGTATCAATAAATGTTGTTATCTACGTACGTCAAGTAGTCGCATGAGATCTGACCAGATATGTTAAGGTTGCAGCTCTCTTTGAATATGATTATCATTTTCATTACGTTATTGTTACGTTTATCCGGTGCGCCGTAAAACGCCGTCCTTCAGGGCGTGGAGGATGTCAAGAATATAGTTATCGTATGGTGCTCAAGGAGTATTGTGTAATATGAAAATAATTATTTTTAGAGTGCTAACTTTTTTCTTTGTTATCTTTTCAGTTAATGTGGTGGCGAAGGAATTTACCTTAGACTTCTCGACTGCAAAGACGTATGTAGATTCGCTGAATGTCATTCGCTCTGCAATAGGTACTCCATTACAGACTATTTCATCAGGAGGTACGTCTTTACTGATGATTGATAGTGGCACAGGGGATAATTTGTTTGCAGTTGATGTCAGAGGGATAGATCCAGAGGAAGGGCGGTTTAATAATCTACGGCTTATTGTTGAACGAAATAATTTATATGTGACAGGATTTGTTAACAGGACAAATAATGTTTTTTATCGCTTTGCTGATTTTTCACATGTTACCTTTCCAGGTACAACAGCGGTTACATTGTCTGGTGACAGTAGCTATACCACGTTACAGCGTGTTGCAGGGATCAGTCGTACGGGGATGCAGATAAATCGCCATTCGTTGACTACTTCTTATCTGGATTTAATGTCGCATAGTGGAACCTCACTGACGCAGTCTGTGGCAAGAGCGATGTTACGGTTTGTTACTGTGACAGCTGAAGCTTTACGTTTTCGGCAAATACAGAGGGGATTTCGTACAACACTGGATGATCTCAGTGGGCGTTCTTATGTAATGACTGCTGAAGATGTTGATCTTACATTGAACTGGGGAAGGTTGAGTAGCGTCCTGCCTGACTATCATGGACAAGACTCTGTTCGTGTAGGAAGAATTTCTTTTGGAAGCATTAATGCAATTCTGGGAAGCGTGGCATTAATACTGAATTGTCATCATCATGCATCGCGAGTTGCCAGAATGGCATCTGATGAGTTTCCTTCTATGTGTCCGGCAGATGGAAGAGTCCGTGGGATTACGCACAATAAAATATTGTGGGATTCATCCACTCTGGGGGCAATTCTGATGCGCAGAACTATTAGCAGTTGAGGGGGTAAAATGAAAAAAACATTATTAATAGCTGCATCGCTTTCATTTTTTTCAGCAAGTGCGCTGGCGACGCCTGATTGTGTAACTGGAAAGGTGGAGTATACAAAATATAATGATGACGATACCTTTACAGTTAAAGTGGGTGATAAAGAATTATTTACCAACAGATGGAATCTTCAGTCTCTTCTTCTCAGTGCGCAAATTACGGGGATGACTGTAACCATTAAAACTAATGCCTGTCATAATGGAGGGGGATTCAGCGAAGTTATTTTTCGTTGACTCAGAATAGCTCAGTGAAAATAGCAGGCGGAGATTCATAAATGTTAAATACATCTCAATTCAGTCAGTTGTTGCCGGTCTGATAATAGATGTGTTAGAAAATTTCTGCATGGTGAATCCCCCTGTGCGGAGGGGCGACTGGTGAACGGTATGATCTCTTTGATGATCGTAAGCGAGAATACGCGGGTTTGGTGGCACCAGGCCGAACTCACCGGGAGGCACCCGGCATCATGCTGTATACAGAGATTAGGCATATATCCAGGCTCCTCATCGCAGGAGCCTTTTTACATGCAAAAAAAAGCCCGAGTGGGTTCGGGCAACAGCATGAGATACTTGCATTGTCATTTTTATCGTGCGGATTTTAACCAGGATTCATAAGGCTGCGCAACTGCGCGGCCTTTTTCGTATTTCGGGCTGTAGTCCCCGTGTGTCATTCAGGCTTCCGGACTACAGCCCACTCCATATCTGATTTAATACACTATCCCGGCCGGGAGGAATAATGACATTTAAACATTATGATGTTGTCAGGGCGGCGTCGCCGTCAGACCTTGCGGAAAAGCTGACACACAAACTGAAAGAGGGCTGGCAGCCGTTTGGTAGTCCGGTGGCCATAACCCCTTATACCCTGATGCAGGCCATTGCGGCGGAAGGTGATGTCACCACACCAGTGGCGGTGACCGGTAATGAGGGTAAGGCGGTGGCTGTCAGTGCCACCAGCGACCCGGAGTATTACTTTGTTGTGGTTCTGGCAGGGCAGTCAAATGGCATGTCGTATGGTGAAGGTCTTCCGCTGCCGGAGACATATGACCGTCCGGACCCGCGTATTAAGCAGCTGGCGCGCCGCAGTACGGTGACACCGGGCGGTGCAGCATGCAAATATAACGACATCATTCCGGCGGACCATTGTCTGCATGATGTGCAGGACATGAGCCGTCTTAACCATCCGAAAGCGGACCTGTCAAAAGGGCAGTACGGTACCGTGGGGCAGGGGCTGCATATCGCCAAAAAACTGCTGCCGTTTATACCGGCGAATGCGGGCATTCTGCTGGTTCCGTGCTGTCGTGGTGGTTCAGCGTTCACCACCGGAGCCGATGGCACATACAGTGACGCGAGTGGTGCCTCGGAGAATTCAACCCGCTGGGGTGTGGACAAGCCGCTGTATAAGGACCTTATCGGTCGAACAAAAGCAGCACTGAAGAAGAATCCGAAAAATGTGCTGTTTGCCGTGGTGTGGATGCAGGGGGAATTTGATTTTGGCGGTACGCCGGCAAATCACGCAGCACAGTTTGGTGCGCTGGTTGATAAATTCCGTGCAGACCTGGCGGATATGGCAGGTCAGTGCGTCGGTGGCTCTGCTGGCGGTGTTCCCTGGATCTGTGGAGATACGACGTATTTCTGGAAGCAGAAGAACGAATCCTCGTACCAGACGGTGTACGGCAGCTACAAAAACAAAACGGAAAAGAATATCCATTTCGTACCGTTCATGACCGATGAGAACGGGGTGAATGTGCCGACGAACAAACCGGAAGAAGACCCGGACATTCCGGGTATCGGGTATTACGGTTCGAAATGGCGTGACAGCTCAGCCACCTGGACGTCACAGGACAGGGCGAGCCATTTCAGTTCATGGGCTCGCCGCGGGATTATTTCCGACCGTCTGGCAACGGCGATTTTGCGCCATGCGGGAAGAGTGGCGCTAAACGCGGGGGCATCATCGACAGTATCAGAGGTGCGCCCGTCATCGCCTTCCGGTGCAGAAGCCACAGGCGTCACAACACTGCTCTCTTACCTTGCCAGCGAGTCAGAGGGAAGCCTGAAAGTACAGGGATGGTCAGCCAGTGGCGGCAGGGCAGAAGTGGTCAGCGATGCGGAGGGAACCGGAGGTAAGGCAGTGAAGCTGACCAAGGAAGCCGGTAAAAGCAGCTGGGTGCTGGAGTACGCCGCGGGCAACGGTGCGGCTCTGTTACAGAAAGGGGGGCAGATTCGCTGCCGCTTTAAGGTTTCGGGAGCGCTGGCTGCGAACCAGTATGTTATGGCGTTTTACTGGCCGGTATCTTCACTGCCACAGGGCGTTGCCCTGACCGGAGACGGGGGGAATAACCTGCTGGCAGCGTTCTACATCCAGACAGATGCAAAAGACCTGAATGTGATGTACCACAATGCGAAAGTGGCGACAAACAACCTGAAACTGGGAACCTTTGGCGCATTTGATAACGAATGGCATACGCTGGCTTTCCGCTTTGCCGGGAATAACAGCCTTCAGGTGACGCCGGTTATTGATGGTCAGGATGGCACACCGTTCACGCTGACGCAGTCACCGGTCAGTGCATTTGCGGCGGATAAACTGCATGTGACAGACATTACCAGGAATGCGACTTACCCGGTACTGATAGACAGCATTGTGGTGGAAGTGAACAGCACAGACACTGCGGCATGATAAAAAAACCGCCAGCGACAGGAATGGACGCTGGCGGTGGTGATACCTATGGAGAAAAAATAAAGGAACGATACTTTCGTACTCTGGTTTTTTAATGAAAACAGTTCTTATTGTCAACAATAACGGAAAGAAATTATGACATTTCTGAACCAGTTAATGCTGTACTTCTGTACGGTGGTCTGTGTGCTGTATCTCCTTTCGGGTGGATACCGGGCCATGCGTGACGTCTGGCGCAGACAGATTGACAAAAGGGCCGCTGAGAAAATCAGCGCCAGTCAGTCAGCCGGAAGCAAACCCGAAGAGCCGCTCATTTAGCGGCAACTTTCTTAATCACATCTTTCGACGAGAAAATCCCATGTCAGAAATTACATCCCTGGTCACTGCTGAGGCAGTGAAGGAAGTCCTGCGCTCTGAAGAAGTCCTGAGCGCACTGAAACAAAAACTTCGCCATAACCTGGAAGCGCGTCTTGATGCAGAGGTTGATGCCATTCTGGATGAGCTGCTTGGTGTACAGGCAGAGCCACCGACTGAAGCGGGAGATACCACCGCAGAGAGCGGTGAAGTTCAGCCTGAATCACCGGTCGCCGATGCGACTGAACCTCAACCCGAATCGGTCATGATGCTGTAACGGGGAGTCAGGGCCATCAGTAAACAGCTGCTGGCCTTTTTCATGTTGTGAGCTTCCGGATAACGGGAGACGGGGTATGTACCAGATGGAAAAAATCACAACAGGTGTGTCATACACCACGTCAGCGGTAGGGACGGGATACTGGTTACTGCAACTGCTGGACAAAGTCTCTCCGTCCCAGTGGGTGGCAATAGGTGTACTGGGGAGTCTGCTGTTTGGCCTGCTGACGTATCTGACTAACCTGTATTTCAAAATCAGAGAGGACCGGCGTAAGGCGGCGCGGGGAGAGTAAAGCGATGAAGAAAAAATACGAACTGGTTGTTAAAGGGATAAATAATTACCCGGATAAGATTACTGTTACTGTGGCACTGGAAATTGGTGGGTATCCGTCACTGTTGTTGCCAGATGTGGCGATTAGTCTTGACCGTACTGAAGGTGCCACGCTGGAGTTTTACGAAGCTGAGGCGAAAAAGCAGGCGAAGCAGTTTTTCATGGATGTTGCTGCCGGGTTATGTGAAGGGGATGGTCCGTTGCCGGAAAAGCGGCCCATCATTTTAGAGGCGCAGGATGTGTTGATAACCTACAGAGGAAAACTACCGGGAATAATTACTGGTTCTCTGAAGACTCCACCGCTGGCCTGAAGACTTAACATATCCAGGGATTTGAAATCGATAAACCCTGATAAATATCCATGAACACCAAAATCAAATACGGCCTGTCGGCTGCCGTTCTGGCGCTGATTGCCGCAGGTGCGCCTGCACCTGAAATCCTCGACCAGTTTCTGGATGAAAAGGAAGGTAACCACACCACAGCATACCGTGATGGTACGGGTATCTGGACCATCTGCCGCGGTGCCATCCTGGTGGATGGTAAACCTGTCGTCCCGGGCATGAAGTTGTCGAAGGAAAAATGCGACCAGGTTAACGCCATTGAGCGTGATAAGGCGCTGGCATGGGTGGAGAAAAACATCAAAGTGCCGCTGACCGAACCCCAGAAAGCGGGGATCGCGTCATTCTGTCCGTACAACATTGGTCCCGGTAAGTGTTTCCCGTCGACGTTTTACAGACGAATTAATGCAGGTGATCGAAAAGGTGCCTGCGAAGCGATTCGCTGGTGGATTAAGGACGGTGGCAGAGACTGCCGTATTCGTTCAAACAACTGTTACGGTCAGATATCCCGTCGTGACCAGGAGAGCGCGCTGGCGTGCTGGGGAATCGACAGATAAGAAGAATATTTTGCTGAAAAATGAGGTTTGCTTACATGGACGGATAACACGAAATCCTGCAAATTGGCAAAATGTAAGTGAATAAAGTCAAAACAGTTGTTTAACACTCAGGCACCGTAATGATGCCTTTGTCATTTCTGCGCATCTCACGCGCATCTCACAACACAGAACCTTTCAGGATGACCCTTGAGGATACCGGTTTGGCTGTCGGTGCCTTTCTGTGGGCTGGATTCCTGTGAGACAAGGTTCATCACTAAAAGGAAATAACCGATGAATATGATGGCCGTGCCGTTTCACGGCAACTCTCTTTATGTAGTTAACCATAATGGCGAACCATACGTTCCCATGAAACCTGTCGTTGCGGGGATGGGGCTGGCCTGGCAATCACAGTTGGCTAAGTTAAGACAGCGTTTTGCGTCAACTATAACGGAAATCGTTATGGTTGCTGAGGATGGGAAACAACGCAATATGGTGTCCATGCCACTTCGAAAACTTGCCGGCTGGCTACAAACCATTAATCCCAACAAAGTAAAACCCGAAATCCGCGATAAGGTCATCCGGTATCAGGAAGAGTGCGACGATGTTCTTTACGAGTACTGGACGAAGGGTTTTGTCGTTAATCCCCGTAAAATGAGCGTGATGGAAGAACTCAACCAGGCTTGTGCTGACATGAAACGGGATAAAAACATTGCCAGTGTGTTTGCTACCGGGCTGAATGAGTGGAAACAGGTTAAAGCCGCGCATGTATCAAAAATCCGTACGCTGGTAAATGAAGCGAATATGCTGATTGATTTTGTCCTGGCTGATACAGGCAAAGGGAAAATAACAAAGGCGGATTGATGGGGTGGCTAATGATATCAGATAAACTCATAACGCTGGTGAAGAGCCTCTGTGTACTTGTCGGCATTTCATTTTTAGTCATGCTGGTTGCCATTTTCTTTTCCACCGCCTGGCGAGTCCTGACGTTATCGGGACTGGTGGGGTGAAAGAGAGATGAACCGTGTTCTGTGTGTGGTGATTATTGTCCTGGCGGTTGGCTGTGGTGCGCTGTGGCTGGCAACAAACCATTACCGTGACAACGCGCTCACCTACAAAGCGCAGCGCGATAAAAAAGCCAGAGAGCTGGAACAGGCGAATGCCACCATTACTGACATGCAGGTGCGCCAGCGTGATGTTGCTGCGCTCGATGCAAAATACTCGAGGGAGTTAGCCGATGCGAGAGCTGAAAATGAAACTCTGCGTGCTGATGTTGCCGCTGGTCGTAAGCGCCTGCGGATCAACGCCACCTGCTCCGGTACCGTGCGTGAAGCCACCGGCACCTCCGGCGTGGATAATGCAACCGGCCCCCGACTGGCAGACACCGCTGAACGGGATTATTTCATCCTCAGAGAACGGTTGATGACCATGCAGAAGCAGCTGGAAGGGGCACAGGACTATATCCGCACTCAGTGCCTGAACTAAGTTTTGCTGATGCGCCGTATCGTCGCCGTATTCCTGCATTAACAGAGACCGCAGCCCGACAGGGAGACTCCTCTGCGAGAGTGTGCGGGGATAATCAAAAACGATACACACCGGGGTTTACCGCGTAAACGGAGCGCGGCGTTCTCCCCTCATGGTCGCCCGTCCGGTGCGATGGTGGAAGAAACTGGAATCTGTTCAATAAAAAAACTGCCGTGTTGGAGTCACAGCAGTAATGTACTGATTGGGTAGAAGATTATTATTGTTATGCTTTATTTTTATTCTATATGGCTGATTATTTCAATTCGGAATTAATACAGCTAATGTCTGTGAGTTTTTATAAATTCAGCAATATAAAGAAATAGTTATATGAACAGCCATCGCAGAGCATACTGTGTATCATTCTTTTTTATAGTCAACTGACGGGCATATTTTATGTCTGCTGCCAGCTCCCGGCGGCAAGATTCAATGACCCACGCAGAAAAATTTTCTGAACCTTTCTGGTCAAGAGCGATGTTAATTTGTTCAATCATCTGGTTTGGAAATCGGATGTTGCGGGTTGTTGTTCTGCGGGTCCGGTTTTTCGATGACATTTTCTTTCCTCTGGTGACAAGTTATATGGCGAGGATTTTACATGGCTGTGCTTCGTACGTTACCGGGCAGAATCAAAACTCTGAACACCCGGCGGGTGAATGTCCTGAAGGGTGAACAGCGTCGGGTCAGTGGTAGTGCCCGGGTTTCCCTCAAGCGCCGTATCTGGCTCAGGGATGCCGGGCAGTGCTGTCTCTGTGGTCGTGTGGTTGACCTCTGTGACAGTGAACTCGATCACCGAATTGCACTTCAGTTCGGTGGTGGTAATGAGGAGACGAATCTCTGGACGCTCTGTACCGAATGCCATCGCCAGAAGTCAGTCAGTGAAACGGCGAGTGGTATGCCGGACCCGACGCTGCCGGAGGTGTCCGGAGGTCATGGCAGGGCAGACGATATCATCGGACTGTGACCCGCCCCGGGGGGGGATCATCCGGCGAAAAAACGATCGCCCCGGACACCGCCCCCCGTCTCATGCAGAGAAAAAATTCCTGTTTCAGGCCAGTTAACATGTTAACTGGCTGCCCGGGCATTTTTCGGTTTTTATCTTTATTATTCAGTTTGTTGTGCGAAAAAAATGTTAACTGGCTTTTTCAGCAAATGTTAACCAGGCAGCAGTTAACATTTGCGGCATGAGACGCCGGGAAAAATGGGCTGAACCATACCCGGCTGAGTGCGTTATGGACCCGGGAGGAGGCTGTGCTGACAACGCAAAAACGAAAATTTGCGCTGGCGCTCATGTCCGGGAAAAACAAAACAGCGTCAGCCATTGCCGCCGGTTATTCGGCGAAGACCGCCAGGGTTAAAGGCTCGCAGCTGGCAAAAGATCCGGAGGTGCTCGCGTTTATAGCCCGTAAACAGTGCGAAACGGTGGAGGTGGATGAGGTTCCTGTTTACCGGCAGAAAAAATCAGAGCAGGAGGATAAACCCCGTCGCCGTGAGGTGGCTGCAATACCACAGCCGGACGAAAACAATCCGGAGATGCCACCGCCCGCGGTGATGTCTCATGGTATTGAATATATGGAGGATGGTCTTCCCGATCCGGTGAAAGCTATGGGGCAGATCCTGGTGGAAAACCTCAGCATTGATCCGAAACTGGCACTGGATGCGGCCTGGCGACTGGCGCAGTTCACACACCATAAAAAAGGCGATGCCGGTAAAAAATCGGCAAAAGGTGATGCCGCGAAAAAAGCGGCTAACCGTTTTGCGGTACCACCACCACCACGACTGGTAGTGAATAACGATAATGAGGGCAACGGATGATACCTGTATGGAGCACGGCCTGCCCGGACTGGGCAGAGCGCCTGAAAAAGGGGCTGTCGATTATTCCGGCTCCGATTTATCCGGACCAGGCCGCACATGCCCTGGCGATTTTTAAACAACTGCGGATTGTGGATGCACCGGGTAGCCCGACGTTCGGGGAGTCCTGTGCACCGTGGGTGTTTGACCTGGTGGCGGCTCTGTTTGGCTCCTACGATGCGCAGACCGGTGTCCGCCATATCAAGGAAGTGTTCATTCTGATCCCAAAAAAACAGCAAGTCCACACTGGCCGCCGGGATCATGATGACGGCGCTGTTACTGAACTGGCGGCAGGCGGCGGGTTACACGATTCTGGCCCGACTGTGGAGGTGGCAGCCAACGCCTTCAATCCTGCCAGGGATATGGTACGACGGGACGATGATCTGGATGACCTCTGTCAGGTGCAGACACATATCCGGACCATCACCCACCGGGTGACGGACACCACCCTGAAGGTGGTGGCAGCCGATCCGAATACGGTGTCCGGTATCAAGTCCGTGGGGACGCTGATTGATGAGTTGTGGCTGTTTGGCAAGCAGTACAAGGCGGAGGACATGTTACGTGAAGCCATCGGCGGGCTTGCCTCCCGCCCGGAAGGGTTTGTGGTGTATACGACCACCCAGTCGAATGAACCGCCAGCCGGGGTGTTCAGACAGAAACTGCAGTACGCCCGGGATGTGCGCGACGGCAAAATTAATGATCCGCACTTTCTGCCGGTGATATTTGAACACCCTCCTGAAATGGTGGAAAGCGGGGCTCACCTGCTGATGGAAAACCTCGCCATGGTCAATCCGAATCTCGGCTATTCAGTGGATGAGGCCTTTCTGTACCGGGAGTACCGTAAAGCCCGGGAAGCCGGGGAAGAGACATTCCGGGGGTTCATGTCAAAACACGCCAATGTGGAAATTGGTCTTGCCCTGCGCTCTGACCGCTGGGCGGGGGCTGATTTCTGGGAAGAGCAGGGCCGTTGTATCAGCCTGGACGATATCCTGCGTCGTGCTGATGTGGTGACGGTGGGGATTGACGGCGGAGGGCTGGATGATCTGCTGGGGATGTATGTGATTGGGCGTGACCGGGAGACCCGCGAATGGCTGGGCTGGGGCCATGCCTGGGCGCATGAAACCGCGGTGGTCCGACGGAAGAGCGAGGCGTCCCGGTTTCAGGATCTTGTGGCCTGTGGAGATATGACCATTGTCCGGCGTGTCGGGGATGACACGGCGGAAGTGGCGGAGTATGTGCGTCGCATTCATGAGGCTGAGTTACTGGACCATATCGGTATTGACCCGTCAGGGGTGGGGCAGATTCTGGATTCACTGGCGGAAGCCGGGATCCCCGACGGAATTGTGGTGGGGATAAGCCAGGGCTGGAAACTGGGCGGGGCCATTAAAACCACCGAGCGCAAACTGGCTGAAGGGGTGCTGGTGCATGGTGACCAGCCCCTGATGGCCTGGTGTGTCGGCAATGCCCGGGTGGAGCCTAAAGGTAACGCCATTCTTATCACCAAACAGGCCAGTGGACGGGGAAAAATTGACCCGCTGATGGCGCTCTTCAATGCGGTGTCCCTGATGTCCCTGAATCCGGAACCGAAAAAGAAAGCGTATGAGGTTTTTTTCATATAACCCTGCTCACCCTGTAACCATCACGAACCGCTCCGGCGGTTTTTTTATTTTCAGGAGGCTGATGTGACTCTTAAACGGGCCTGTTCCCTGCTGACGGTGAAATCCTTCAGTGAGGATGAACGGGTGATCACCGGGATTGCGTCAACGCCTTCTCCGGATCGGGATGGTGACATCCTGGAGCCGGAGGGGGCGGAGTTTGGCAGTGCGATCCCGTTTCTCTGGCAGCATGACCATTCCCGCCCGGTGGGGCAGTGTACGGTACGCCGGGTCAGCGAAGGGCTGGAAATCACGGCAACACTGGTGAAGCCCGTACCGGATATGCCGTCGCAACTGGCTGCCCGGCTGGATGAGGTCTGGGCGGCCATTAAGACCGGGCTGGTCAGGGGGCTGTCCGTGGGCTTCCGTCCCCATGAATACACCTTTCTGGACGGAGGCGGACTGCATTTTCTGCGCTGGGAACTGATGGAGGTGTCTGCCGTCACCGTGCCCGCGAATGCGGAATGCACCATCCGGACCATTAAATCTTACGACCGCCCGTTTTCTGCCGCGTCCGGCAACCGGAAACCGGTGGTGAAAATCGCATCTTCTGCCGGCGCTGCGGCACAGTCAACAACCGTTTTTCATAAGGAAAAGACCATAATGAATATTGGCGAACAGATTAAAAGTTTTGAAAACAAGCGTGCAGCGCTGGCAGCCTCCCTTGAGGAGGTCATGACCAAAGCCGCAGAGGAAGGGCGCACGCTGGATGTGGAGGAGGAAGAGCACTACGACAACACCGCAGCGGAAATCCGTCAGGTGGATGCGCACCTGAAGCGCCTGCGTGAACTGGAAGCCGGTACGGCCGCCACGGCGCAGCCGGTGAAACAGGCCGGTAACGGGAATGTGGCCGCGGTGGCTTCTGCGCCGGTGATCCGTGTGGAGCAGAAACTGGATAAGGGGATTGGCTTCGCCCGCTTTGCCAAATCGCTGGCTGCGGCTAAAGGCGTCCGATCTGAAGCCCTGGAAGTGGCCCGTCGTCAGTATCCGGATGACAGTCGTCTGCATCATGTCCTGAAATCGGCAGTGGGCGCGGGGACCACCACGGATCCGCAGTGGGCAGGCAGCCTGTCTGAATATCAGGAATACGCACAGGACTTTATTGATTACCTGCGTCCGCAGACCATTATCGGGCGATTTGGTCAGGGCGGGATCCCTGCACTTCGTCAGGTGCCATTCAATATCCGTGTGCACGCCCAGGTGTCCGGCGGTGCTGCCGGCTGGGTGGGTGAGGGTAAGGCAAAACCCCTGACGAAGTTTGATTTTGAATCCATCACCTTCAGTCATGCGAAGGTGTCGGCCATTGCGGTACTGACGGAAGAATTGATCCGTTTTCCAGTCCGGCTGCTGATGCACTGGTCCGTAATGCGCTGGCGGAAGCGGTGGTGGCGCGTCTGGACACAGACTTTGTGGACCCGAAAAAAGCGGCGGTGGCGGATGTCTCCCCGGCGTCCATCACCCATGATGTGAAGGGCACGGCATCAACCGGTAACCCGGATGCGGATGCCGAGGCCGCGTTTGGCCAGTTTGTGACGGCAAATCTGCAGCCCACCGGTGCGGTCTGGCTGATGTCCAGCACCAATGCCCTGGCACTGTCCATGCGTAAAAATGCGCTGGGTCAGAAGGAATACCCGGACATGACCCTGCTGGGTGGCTCCTTCCAGGGGCTGCCGGTGATTGTCTCCCAGTACGTGGGTGACCAGCTGGTGCTGGTGAATGCCCCGGATATTTATCTGGCGGATGACGGCGGCGTGGCAGTGGATATGTCCCGCGAGGCATCACTGGAGATGCAGTCTGAACCGACCAGCGACAGCAGCACACCGTCACCGGTGGAACTGGTCTCCATGTTTCAGACCGGCAGCGTGGCCATCCGTGCGGAGCGCTGGATCAACTGGCGTCGTCGCCGTACCGCGGCAGTGGCGGTGATCACCGGTGTGAACTACGGAACTGCGTCCGGTGGCTGAGTCTGATGAGGAGGGCGGGAGGCGCGAGCTTCCCGCAGTAACAGATGGCAAAAATCCAGTATCTGCAGGGCACGCATGATGCCCGGGCCGGGGATATCCGTGATGTGGCACAGCCGTGTGCGGAGGTGCTGGTTCGCCTGGGGAAGGCGGAGTACATCACAGCGCGACGTCCGGCAGGTCAGAAAAAGAAACGTGATGCGGAGCATGGCGAATGTGGAACCTTTTGCGGCGAACCCGAAAAAACCAGAAATCAGGACGTGACGTAAGAGAAGTGGGCTGGCGGTCCCTGTTTCAGGCGGTGGCTGAGCCTTTTGCCGGTGCCTGGCAGCAGGGTGTGAAAGCCGATCCGGAAACCGTTTTGTCCTTTCACGCGGTGTTTTCATGCATTTCGCTGATATCCCAGGATATTGCCAAAATGCGGCTTCGCCTGATGCAGACTGATGTACAGGGAATACGTCGGGAAAAGCGGCAGGGAGATACTGCCCGTCTCTGTCGTCGTCCTAATGCGCAGCAGAATCGCATCCAGTTTTTTGAACTGTGGCTGAATTCCAAATTGCGTCACGGCAATACGGTGGTGCTGAAAATCCGCAACCCCCGGGGGCAGATCAAAGAACTGCGTATTCTGGACTGGAACCGGGTTGAACCTCTGGTGGCGGATGACGGCGACGTGTTCTACCGCATCACGCCGGACCGGAACTGTGGGATCACAGAGTCGGTGACGGTGCCTGCCCGGGAGGTGATCCACGACCGTTTTAACTGTTTTTTTCATCCGCTTGTGGGGCTGCCGCCGGTGTATGCCGCAGGACTGGCCGCCATGCAGGGGCATCATATTCAGGCAAATTCGACGTATTTTTTCAGAAATGGCGGGCGACCATCAGGCGTGATTGAGGTCCCCGGCAGTATTACGGAAGAAAACGCGAAAAAACTGAAGGGGAACTGGGACAGCGGATATACGGGCGAAAATGCCGGGAAGACGGCCATACTGAGCAACGGGGCAAAATACAGCCCCACGACGTTTTCACCGGTGGATGCGCAGACGGTGGAACAACTGAAAATGACGGCTGAAATTGTCTGTTCGGTGTTCCGTGTCCCGGCCTACAAGATTGGCGTTGGCCACCCGCCTTCCAGTGACAACGTGGAGGCGCTGGAGCAGCAGTATTATTCCCAGTGTCTGCAGACGCTGATTGAGTCCATTGAGCTGTTACTGGATGAGGCGCTGGAAACGGGGGAAAACGAGAGCACGGAGTTTGACGTCACCACGCTGCTGAGAATGGACAGCGAACGGCGCATGAAAACACTGGGTGAATCGGTGAAAAATACGCTTCTCACGCCCAATGAGGCCCGTAAACGTGAGAACCTGCCGCCCCTTGCCGGCGGTGATGCACTGTATCTTCAGCAGCAGAACTACAGTCTGGAGGCGCTGTCCCGTCGTGATGCCCGTGAGGACCCGTTCGCGTCGGCCGGGAAAACAGTTTCAGCACAACTGCCTGACGGCGCATCTGACGGTAATAAGGCAATCAGTGAAACAGAGCATGATGCAGTGAAAGCGATGTTCAGGGGGATACTGAGAAAATGACGGAACGGGAACTGTCCATTATTCGTGCACTGGGCGAAGAATTCTCCACGGTGCTGGCGGATTTACAGCGCACATTTGAGGGGAAGATGGCCGCGCAGGCACAAGCGTTTGAAGAGAAACTGGCTTCCCTGTCGGCGGTATTACAGAAGCATGTGACGGTGGATGAGGTACATCCGGTTCTGCAGGCGATGGTGGATGACGCTGTGGGGACCATTCCGGTACCGCGTGATGGTCGTGATTATGATCCGGATGTACTGCAGCAGGCGGTGAATGATGCGGTTGCGAATATTCCGGTACCGGCGGACGGCAAAAGTATCACCCCCGATGATGTGCGTCCGATGCTTGAGCAGATGGTGAAAGAGGCTGTAAGCCATATCCCTGCTCCGCGTGACGGTCGTGATTATGATCCGGAAGTACTGAAGCAGGCGGTGAATGATGCGGTTGCGAATATTCCGGTACCGGCGGACGGCAAAAGTATCACCCCCGATGATGTGCGTCCGATGCTTGAGCAGATGGTGAAAGAGGCCGTAAGCCATATCCCTGCTCCGCGTGATGGTCGTGATTACGATCCGGAAGTACTGAAGCAGGCGGTTCTGGAGGCGGTGAATGCCCTTCCGGCTCCGCAGGACGGGCGTGATGCCACGGCACTGGAAGTGCTCCCCGCTATTGACGATCAAAAAATCCTTTCCCCGGGGCACGTATGCCACACACCTGGGTGGACTCTGGCGGGCGTATGAAAAAACGCACGGGATGCGGGGATGGGAATGCCTGGTTGACGGGGTGGCGGATATCGACGTCAGCATGACGGATGAGCGGTTGTTCTCTGTGGTGATCCGGCAGAGCAGTGGCCAGTGTACGGAAAAAACATTTTCCCTGCCGGTGATGCTCTACCGCGGTGTGTTCAGAGCCGGTGAAACCTACCACCCCGGCGATACGGTGACGTGGGGGGGCTCGCTGTGGCACTGCAACAGTATGACCGGTGATAAACCCGGAGAAGCTCATTCATCAGGCTGGACCCTGGCTGCAAAACGTGGACGGGATGCAGGAGGCGGAAAATGACGGCATTACTGACACTGGAAGAGATCAAGGCACATCTGCGTGTTGACCATGACGCGGATGATGACATGCTGATGGACAAGGTTCGTCAGGCTACCGCCGTGCTGCTGGCCTACATTCAGGGCAGCCGGGATAAAGTGATTCGT